TGGCCTTGCCAGAACAAGGTCGGAGAAGTTACAGATGTGAGTGCTCCTCGAAGGTAACACAAATCTGATTCGCTCATTCCACCTCTGCGTGCCATCTCATGAAGAATCCATGCTGCCTTATCCAATAAAGCTTTGGGCAGTTGGGTATCATAACCAGAGAAATCACCACATACGAACTTATCGTACTTTCCTCCTCTAGTGAGGAAGTTTTTCAAATCCTTCCAATCGGAACTCTGAGGTGTCATACCCACAAAGCATTCACTAAGTTCCATATCAGCACGCAAAACGTGCTTGAGGGGGATTACTCCTCTCATCATATTGAGAAAGAAAGTCATGTCGTTGCCATAAAAAGATCTAGTCTTCTCTTCCGCCTTTTTCAAAGGTAGAAGTTCGTTAGTCTTCGAGCAACGCTTGAATGGATCAAAGGTGCCTTCACCCGCTCTCCATTTTCGTTCTTGGTGTGTAATGTCATTTCTGACACTAGCACTCAAGTCCCTAATTTCCAAGGGATCACCCTCTACATCCATATTATAATGGTTGTATTTCTTCTTGCCGTAAATCCAGCCTGCAGAGGATTTATTATTAATTCCTCTAACAATGCCGGTGTTATCGCCTTGAAGAGCCTGCTCTAAATCCCTAACTCTAAAGAAATCAGCTTCGGTATTCTTAAGATCTCTCATAATCTTATTGAAACTATTTCCATCAGGAGCAGCATTATCCAAATAGTCACTAACAGCCCTATCGATTAAATCAACAGGGACGTCAAACTTAGGCTTATGCAACTTCTTCAAAGTAGAGTTAATTTGTTCTTCACCGTTAGGATAGACAGGAGGTTGAGCATTACGAGGACCAAAAGATTCCTCTAAACCAGGGTTAGTGTTTTTGAAATAGTGTTTCTCTGCTCTATCAGCATACAAAACACCATTCCTATAAACGACACCAATCTCCTCAATGGGAGAAGATTTTTCACCAATGGCATCAATAGCAAAACTTGGACATTCGAAATCAAATTCGAAACCCAAATCACTGGTACGTTCTACACAAAATTGTGGAGGCACTGGGTGTGCAATAAAGCACTTCGACT